AAAAGTCAATACTAAAGTCTATGAATTGAAGACATCTTTGTCTCTTTCAGATACCATTAATATCAAACCCGATTATACGTTTGCCAAGACGAGTCCGGGAACAGGCGAATGGAACTATGATAACATGGGTACCAGTTCTCTATTGACTTCTGTTAATAATCCAGGTATAATTGATTTTACTGAAGAAAACAGTAAGAAACTTAAAAAGAAGAAAGACTAATATATTATGAAGATTTCATCCGATACCCTTGCACTTCTAAAGAACTTTGCAAGCATTAATACCAATATCCTTGTTCGTCAGGGTAATGTTCTTTCCACTGTCAGTGCAGGTAAGAATATCCTCTCTCGCGCAACAGTCGCAGAAACTTTCGACCGTGAGTTTGCGGTATATGACTTGAACAACTTTCTCGCATTGCTGAGTCTCTGGGAAAATCCTGAGATTGACTTTGAAGAAACAGGTATGTTCCTTCGTGAAGGTAAGTCTGAGTTCGAGTATGGTTATGCTGATCCCAGTGTAGTTACCGCTGCTCCAGATAAGACTCTCGAGATTGATCCATTCTTCGACTTCACTCTGACCGCTGCTGACATCAGCATGGTGCAGAAGGCAGCAAACGTTCTCTCGGCGCCAACCATGAGTATTGTTTCTAAGGATGGTAAGGTGACATTGAGCGTCAGCGACCCGAGCAATCCACGTGCGAATGCGTATCGTAAGGAACTGACTACAACTGATGTTGGTGACTTTGATTGCCGACTGAAGGTCGAGAATCTAAAGGTGATCACAGATGATTACGCTGTTTCTCTTGGTCGTAAGAAAGCAATGCACTTTAAGCATGCAACCAAGAACCTTGAGTATTGGTTGGCAATGGAACCATCGTCAGTAGTTTAATTGGAGATTCAACATGAATAAGTTAGAAATTTCGTTTAGTTCGCGTGCACCTTATAACAGCGACGATGATCATCTTAATCGCTCAACGAGTATGGATTTCGATGTAGATCTGAGTAAACCAGACGAAGTCGTTCGACAGTTTAATAAGTTTCTGCGTCTTAATGACATCGATATTGTTGTAGACGTAAAGTAGAATGAAGGTTCTGATAACAGGACACGAGGGATTTATCGGGCGGAATGCTTTGCGCATTCTGTCCGACTCCTTTGAGATGATTCCGTATGAGGGAGATATTCGAGATTTTAAAATCACTGAGTATTACGGAGCAGTCCTGCATCTTGCCGCACTAGCAGGTGTGCGCAAGAGTTGGTTGGACCCTGAAGAATATTGGGATGTGAATGTTAAGGGATCGATGCAAGTCTTCTCTGAATGCGAACGTCTCAATCTTCGGTGCATTTATGCTTCCTCGTCTTCAATCTATGAGTGGTGGCAGAATCCATATGCTACTAGCAAGAAGGCAATGGAAGAAATTGCTCCAAAATATTCAGTAGGAATGCGCTTTCACACTGTCTATGGACCTGACTCCCGTCCCGACATGTTCTACGACATGATGCTCAATGATAAAATTGAGTATCTTACTGAACATAAACGTGACTGGACTCATGTTGAAGATGTTGTTTCAGCAATGAGAATTCTATTGACAGATACCCGTATTCAGGGTAAGATAGATATTGGGACAGGTAATCCTGTCTCTGTAATTGATGTTGCTCGTGAGTTTGGATACCGTGATGTCCCTATTCGTGAAGTAACTGGTGAACGAATTGTTACACATGCCGACAATTCACAATTGAGAAACTTGGGATGGACTCCCAAGTATAACATTATGGAAGAAGTGAAAAATGAACGTAACAAAAGAGCAGTTCCTCTGGGTTGAAAAGTATCGTCCTCGCAAACTTGATGACTGTATCCTCCCCGATGATCAACTAAAGACATTCCGCGAGTTCGTTGCGACTGGTGAAATTCCTAACATGCTTCTCTGTGGTTCAGCAGGTGTTGGTAAGACTACCATTGCCCGAGCGATCTGCGAAGAACTTGAATGTGACTACATTATCATCAACGGTTCTGAGGAATCAGGTATTGATGTTCTCCGCACTAAGATTCGGGAGTTCGCCTCCTCTGTTTCCTTTGGTGGCAAGACCAAGGTAGTTATCCTTGATGAGGCAGACTATCTAAATCCAAACTCTACCCAACCAGCGTTGCGCGCATTTATCGAGGAGTTCGCAAACAACTGTCGGTTTATCTTCACTTGTAACTTTAAGAATCGTATCATTGCTCCTCTTCACAGTCGGACTGCTGTCATCGAATTTAAGTTGACAAAGGCAGACCGTCCTAAGATGGCAGGTCGTTTCATGAAGCGTCTCTCTGACATCCTTGCCACTGAGAATGTTGCATTCGATGAGAAGGTTGTTGCTGAGGTTCTTAAGAAGCATTTCCCTGACTATCGCCGTGTCCTAAACGAACTGCAGCGGTACAGTGTCTCCGGAACTATTGATGAAGGTATCCTCGTCAACGTTCAGGAAGTCAACATGAAGGAATTGGTTTCTTCGTTGAAGAGCAAGGACTTCAAGAAGATGCGTAACTGGGTGGTCGATAACATTGACAATGACCCAAATCTTATCTTCCGTAAGATCTATGATACCATTCTTGATGAAGTAAAGTATCCTTCGCAGTTGGTTCTGCTGCTTGCAGATTATCAGTATAAGGCAGCATTTGCTGCTAACCCTGAGATCAATTTGGTTGCTTGCCTTGCTGAAATCATGGCAGGGATGGAGTGGAAATAATGACTGGAGTGCTCGATGGTTTGGGTGCTCCAAAAGTTGAATATGATGCTGAGGAGTACAAAGAAAAGAAGAAGGGTATATCTCCCTTCGATTTCATCAAAGATATAAACTACGAAAAGAAGAATCTAATTGTTGATGACTGGTCTGAGAAACAATACAATCCTTGGATCATTAATCGTGGGTTGACATTCAGTATTGATACTGTCCACCCTGCAAATGAAATGAACTGCCGTCCCCATCTCGATAAGAGCATGCAAAACATGTATCTTATAAATACTATTCGCGCTAGAAAACGTTTTGACAAATGGATCAAAATCGAGGACGATGCCGATGTGGAGATGGTGAAAGAGTATTATGGTTATAGCAATGACAAGGCTCGCCAAGCACTCACAATTCTCTCTGAAGAACAAAAAAAATATATAAAAGAGAAATTGTTTAAAGGTGGTAAAAAATGAGCGAAGATTTTTTTGACATTGACTTTCCAGGGTATGCACCTTTGGAAGTCAACTTAAAGAATCCTGACGACTTCTTGAAAGTTCGCGAGACCCTATCCCGTATTGGTGTTGCGTCGAGGAAAGAAAAGATTCTTTATCAATCATGTCACATTCTACACAAGCAGGGCAGATATTTCATCGTGCACTTTAAAGAACTCTTTGCCTTGGATGGTAAAGATGCAGACTTTAGTGACAATGATTTACAACGCAGAAACACCGTGGCACATCTTCTTTCAGACTGGGGATTAATTACTATTCTAAATCCAGAGATTCATGAAGATAAAGCACCGTTGAATCAGATTAAAGTAATTGCGTTCAAAGAAAAAACTGAATGGGAACTCGTTCAGAAATATAACATTGGTCGTAAAAAATAATTGACTTTCTTCTAAAAGTATAGTATAAATAGAAGGTGCCATGCTTCGGATGGCACCTTTTAAACACTCGCTTAATAGGAGCAAAATATGAAATTTAATACAACAAGTTTACCACACATCGACCGTTATTTTGTTGGCGCCGATCGCGTCATGAAGAGATTGGCAGATATTGCTGATCAATCGACGCTGATGATGCCAATTAAATATCCTCCATACAATATCAAAAAAGTCGATGAAGATCGCTACGTAATCGAACTGGCAGTTGCTGGTTTCGGTAAGTCGGAGATTGATATTCAATTGCAAGAGGGTCTGTTGAGTATTCACGGAAAGTGCGACTCATCTGAATCCACTGAATATCTTTACAAGGGAATTGCTGAACGAGGATTCAAACGTGAATTCACTCTTGCTGACAATGTCGAAGTAAAGAGTTCTTCTCTGGTTAATGGCATGCTGAAGATTTTTCTTGAAGCATTTATCCCAGAAGAAAAGAAAGCAAAGAAAATTAAAATTGACGATGAGGATAGTGAATACCCATCGCAGGCTGCCGAATTCTTAGCAGAAGGTAAAACAAAGTAATTTAAAACTGGTGGGTGGGATCAATTCTCACCCACCATTAACAATGAAGGTGAATACATGAGCAATATTAGATGTGTGAAGTTAATCAGTGGTGATGAAATTATCGCTGATATCGACGAGTCAATTGACGGTCTTGTCATTCTAAAGAAACCTATGCAGATTATGATGATTCCGAATCAGAATA